TATTTTTGGTTTATGCATATAACGTAATACGTATAACACGATATGTAAAGGGCTGCAGGCATTAATTTTAACCCTGTATAGTTTTACTTTTCTTAATATATTAGTATATTACCTTAATTGATTGATTGATAATCCTACCTATGGGAAAGGATATGAACTACATTACAGACCGGTTTACCATACCGAGTAGCAGGGAATTTACCCCTGAGGGATACCTTATTGTAAAAGACAGTAAGATTGCCCGGGTCGGCGTGCTCACGTATATGAAAGCAGAGCTGCCCACCATTAAAAATATCCCTTCTAATATTGCCCCTGATCATATAGTCCGCGTTTTTCGAGGACCTGACCAACTTTTTAAAGACTCCACTCTCAATTCTTTTAAGTCCAAGCCTATGACCCTTAAGCATCCTGAGGATTTTGTAAACGCCTCAAACATTAAGGATACAAACGTTGGCTTTGCTAAGGATGATATTACTCATTCCGGGGACTTCATGACCGCTTCTTTAGTTATTACTGATAGTGATGCTATAGAGAAAATTAAGTCTGGGGTTAAAGAGCTCTCATTAGGGTACACCGCTGACATCATATGGCGTCCGGGCGTTACTGACACCGGTGAAGCGTATGACGCGGTACAAGAAAACATTTTCGGTAACCACATAGCAATTGTCCCTCGGGGCCGATGTGGTGCACCATGCAAAATCTCTGATAACAAAAATAACAAAGGTGCTAAAATGCCTGATCAAATAGTAATCGACGGTATCACGTACGACTGCCCCGCTCAAACGGCTCAGGCATTCAAAAAAGTACAAGATACGAATATTAGTCTTACATCTAAGCTTAAGGACGCTGAAGAAGCGAAGAAAAAAGCTGAAGATGACAAAGACGACATGGAAGAAGAAGGCAAGAAAGTTAAGGATAGCATGCAAGCTAAACTTGATGAAGCTGAATCTTCTAAAGTTAAAGACTCTGACCTTGACGCCCTAGTTGCTGATAGATCGGAAATTGTTACTAAAGCTGGTAAGATCGTAAAAGATTTTGACGGTGCTGGTAAGTCTAATTTTGAAATCAAGAAAGAAGTTGTCAAAGACTCCTGCCCTGATTTGGATCTAGCCACTAAGTCTAACGATTACATTGAAGCCCGCTTTGATGCAATCCTCGACGGTTCTGCTACGGCCCCTAAAAAGTCCGCTATCACTGACGCTTTTAAGGATCATGCTAAAGGCTCTACAGCCCTGCAAGACTCCGGTTTGAGTAAGTCAGCTTTGAAGCGTCAGACTAAGATTGAAGATAACCGAAAGAAAAATAGAGGTGAGTCATAATGCCCGCTCAAACTTCCTATTCACGTCTACATGATGCCCGCGTTCACGGCTCATTGAACGACATGAACGACAACGAAATCCAAAGCGGTAGCGCTGAAGTCGCTATCCCTATTGGTATTGCGGTAGCCCGCGGCACTGCTGATGACCAAGTCGTCCTAGCTAGCGCTGTTGACTTCCTCGGTGTAGCTATCCGTGACCTTTCTTTAGAGGGTCTTATTACCACTCAAGTTATCAGCTACAAGATTGGTGACATTGTCTCCGTCTTACGTTCTGGTAGAATTAACCTTGCTTGTCCTACGGGCTGTACAGCTGGTGACCCGGTCAACTTTGTTGACGCTACTGGTGTTATCGACGCGGGTACTGCGGTAGCTGGTGAAACTCAAGTTGGCGGCGCTACGTGGGAAACTACTACTGCGGCTGGTGATGTTGGTATCGTTCGCTTTAAAGGCGAAGTAACTTTAACAGCAGGATCATAAAATGATTAAAATGATTAATGATGCTGAATTTGGTCAGTTGCGAGTCAACGACTTTGACGGCGCTCTCCCTTCGGAGTCTCACCCAAACCCTATGATCAGTGACTCAATTGACACCGCGGTATTTTTCGCCCGTCAATTGGAGTCTATCAAGTCGCAATCTTACGACGTTAAGTATGCAAACCTCAAGTTCAGAACTATCTTCGCTGTTTCTAACGAAGTTCCTGAGGGCATGAAGTCCATTACTTACGAAACTTTCGACGGTTTCGCTATCGCTAAGTGGGCTGGTTCTTATGGTCGTGACATGCCTCGTGCAGACATCGGCGGTAAGGAAACTACTATCCCCGTACGTGATGCTCATATTTCTTATGGTTTCACTACTTCTGAAATCCGCAGTGCCGCTATTACTGGTATGCCTCTTTCTAGTAGAAAGGCTAGCATGGCAGTACGTGGCAACGAAGAGCTCTTCAATGATGTTGCTTTCTTCGGTGATGCTGATGTCGGTTTAGTTGGTCTATTCACTCATCCAAATATCCCGGTTACTGTTGCCCCAGATGGCGCTAGCACTGGCCCTGAATGGGCTACTAAGACACCTGATGAAATCCTCCTTGACTTGAACAACGCGGTCAATGATGTGAACATCAACACGCTGTTAGTTGAAGAAGTTAACACTCTTCTACTCAACCCTGCTAACCGCGCTCTTATCGCAACTACCGCAAGGTCACCTAATAGCGATACTACTATCCTTCAGTACTTCGTTCAGAACAATGAGTTCATTAGCGGTGTTGAATCGGTAATTGCCTGTAATGAGTGCAAAGCGTCCATCCAAGCAGATAAAGGCCTAGGTAACTTCAATGTTATGGTAGCTTTTAATAACTCTGCTGATTCAATGGTAGTTGAGATCCCTATGGAACTTAAGTTCCTTGCTGAGCAGCATGTCGGCATGGAAATTTTGGTACCAGGTGAAGCTAGCACTGGTGGTCTTAACGTGTTCTATCCGCTTTCAGCAAATATTGTCACAAACATCTAACCATAGAAGGGTCCCGATTATGGCTACTATTTATAACACTACAGCAAGAATCCTAACGCACCATATACCTACCGTGGAAAACGGTAAGGTACTCCGTTCAACACGTATCGTTTTCATTCCGGGAACGGCTAAAGACATTAGTGAGACTGATCTTTCCGCGCTCAAAAAGAGCAAAGGTTTTAAGTTTCAGGTTACTCATCAATGGCTTAAAGTTGACGAAGTTACTGACTCGGTATCTATTAGCGATTCTGCAAAAGAGCTAGCTGAAGCAAATGGTATTGTCTTAGACGATGTTGAGCCAAACGCTAAAGGCAAAATCACCGCAACTGAGGTAAAAAAACATATTGCCTCTCTCGGTGAAGACAACAACACTGACGAAGACATCTAGGAGATAGCGCACAATGAGTACAACGGTAACAGATTTTAGAACTAGGTTTCCTGAGTTCGAGAATGACACCCTGTTCACTACTGCGCGTATCCAGATGTTCATTGATGAGGCTGTCATGTGCATAAGTGAAGATCGGTTTGGAGCTTTCTTCAATACCGCTGTTTGCTACTTGACAGCCCATCTACTTTATCTCGCCAACATTACTTCTACTGGGGGTAACGCGGCGGGGAATGTAGGCCCAGTATCGAGTAAGAGCGCGGGCGGTGTTTCCGTTACCAGAGCTATAAACTCAATGGACCTCTCAGACAATGACTCTTTCTACACTCAAACACAGTATGGCTTATCTTTTCTAAATATCCGTAACAAGGTAAAGATCCCCGGGTTTATCACCATAACAGGTAGGTAGGTATGTATGAAGATTACGGGAAAAGTAAAGAAAAAGAACACCCTCAAACAAGAGCTTAAGAAAGTCCAGAAGAAACTATCTGGCGACCTTGAGATTTTAGTAGGCATACCCGAAGACGCCACACCTTACCCTGATGGCACCTCCGTAGCTTTAGTAGCTGCGGTTCATGAGTTCGGCACCGCCACAGTCCCGGAAAGATCCTTTATCCGGTCATCAATAGCAGACAATCAAAAAGAATATATTGCCATGGCTAAACGTGGGGTTAAGAAGGTCCTAGCTAATAAGCTTACCCTTAACATTGTTGCTGAGTTAATAGGCACCAAGGCCCAAGGCGATATACAAGCTAAGATAGTTGACGTAAGTTCCCCACCGCTCAAAGCCGCTACTATTGCTGCGAAGGGCTCAAGCAACCCACTGGTTGACACTGGCCACCTTAGGCAGAGTGTACGTTATGAAGTACTTAAAAAAGGGGATAGATAATGGCTATCGATGTAGCATTTGAAGTCTTAACCGACCCGGATTTTTTAATACCAATAACGGTAGAGAGTAAAGAAAAAGGGGCTTATGTTGGTGGCAACTACCAAGCCGGCCCAACTTCCTCTAAAGTTATTCAAGCAAGCGTCCAGCCCTCAGTAGCTGAGGACTTCGTAAACCCGGAAGAGGGTGAGAGGTTCGGAGGTTCGCAAACAATTTATAGTTTGGCAGAGTTAAAAGGTTCAAAAGATTTAGCCAAAGCGGATATAATAAAGTCCTATCTTGGAGTAAATTGGAAAGTAATACAGGTGCAGCCATGGAGTCACCACGGTTTCTATAAAAGCATTATAGTTAAGATAGACAACGGAGCGTAGTATGCTATTCAAAAACGAAACAATCAACAAGGTGATACGGGACACTATCCAGTTGTCTGACCCTTTAGTATTGGCTATTCGTTCCAAGCAGAATGCACCGCTGCCCGACACATCCCCTTTCGCTACGGTTATGCTTTCCATACTCCCCCCGCGTGGGTGGGCAGGTAAGACGCACACTAACAACATCTCAGGTGAGGACATTGACGAGCTTATAGCTGAGAGAGTTTACTGTAGAGCCTCGGTTAACTACTTCCGTAATGAGGG